AAGCACTCTGGCTTTTCTCTCTCGAGAGTTTTAGATGTTGTACTCATCTTACGACGACGATGTCATGCAACGCCGATGTGGAACCTTGGTCCCACGAGACAGATATTCTGTCATTGAAGTCCTTTCCTGGGACTTCCATCCTCCGATATGGGAGGAAAGGCGAGCACCTTTGTGCTTGCCGTGATTTTGAGCGTCATCGCTCAATGTTTGATGTGAACTTGCTGTTCACATCCAAGAATCTGCTCGGTGAGGCAGATTCACCTAAACTCCGCGTGTGTCATAACGCGGAGAATCTATGGGAGTGTGCGCTCCCTAGGGCCTTAACTGGCCTTGAAAGGAGGGTCGTTTTTGAACGGCTCCCCGATGTGAAAACAGCTTTGTCTGTTCTCAAGAAAGGTACCTACTGGTACCGTCAACTTCTTGGATCCAAGAAATTCAAGAATTCCGCTTTTCAGCGGAAGATGGCCCGTTTGCTAGCGGGCTTGCCCTCTCCTGAGGGTAAAGAGAATTTTCATTCGGTCAAACGAATGAAACTCAATGGAGGCGCTATTCAGCGCCTACGGTCAATGTTGGCCGTTGTTGATGGCTTGCTAATGCAAGTCACACTTGCGTTCCCGGGGAGCGCTGACTTCCAGTCATGGAAGCGGATCGATCAGATCCAGAGGAGTTTGATCTCCCAAATCCTTGATGATTACTTCAAGGATACTAGTCCAACAAGGACTTTGACCTTTGATAAGGTAAAGAATCTCCGTAAGGAGATTAAGAGGGTTGGTTTCAACCCATCACTTCAGATGTCTGAAGTTGTAGTTCCACGTGAACTATCCGCTGTGAGAGTTGCACTCTCACTCATAAGAGGAAATACTCCTCTGAGCCATCTTCAAGTGATGGTTATGTCCCAAACTAGGGCATCCGGGGTCCCACCCCGCTCTGTCTATGACAGAACCTTGGCGAAGACCAAGGAAATTCTGACTACACCGTCAGATAAAGACGCATATCGCGTCATTAGTGGTCCTTTGGCTAGGGCCACTGATCATGTTTATCATGATCTTCTCTCCCGGTTAAGCGGTGAAGAGAAAAGATACGCCTTCTTTCAGAAGGTTACTGAGGCCGCAAAGGTCTCTTTATCGGACTCTGGTGAGTTCTTTACCAAGACTGATCTTGGTGGGAAGCTTGAAGCTGCCCGGCGTGTCTTAACCACGCACCCCGAAATCCGGGAGGTATCACTTGATACCGGCCAGTATACTGGTAAAATCCTTACTAAGGATGACTCTCAAGGTGAGAGATTGTTCCACTGGGCTTGTGGAAAATTCGTAGATCGAACGAAGATCTACGACAATAACAACATGAGTTGTCGAATTTCCCTGGTTGCGGAACTAGGGAAGTATAGGACCATAACGGTCTCATCTTTGCAGCATGCGCTGCTTCTCCATCCCATGTCTCACATGGGATTAACTATACTCGAGGCTTTACCCTCAAGTGAAAGCGGTATTGGTGCCGCTAATCACGCTTGGAATTTCTTCAAGCGTCTCTCGCACAAGAATCCTAGTGCGAGCTTCATCTTCAATGAGAAGATTCAAACGTCTGTGGCTAGCACAGACTGGAGTCAGGCAACTGACCATACGGACCCGTACATTGCGGGTGCCATGTTTAACAGGTTCACAAACCTGTTAGGAATCCCTGCTTGGTACAGGGAAACGTGCCTTTTGGCACTTACTGCTCCACGTCAAGTGGAGACTCTTGGCCGCAATGGTGAACCCATTGAGGTCTTCTACACCTCTAGGGGTGTACTTATGGGTGACCCAGTCACCAAGGTGATACTTCACCTCCACCATTTAATTGGTAGGAAAATAGCAGGTTTGCTCCTGCAAGACGTCTTCATTGACGACATCCTAGATCAGGATGGTTCCTCGGACGAGGAAGAGTAGTAGTATAACTACTAGCAGACTTAGTCTGCATTTGGTTTACGCCAAACGACATAACAGTCGATGTAAGAGGGGTTTGAATCCTCCATCAACCGCCGTGAGGCGAAAGTCTAACGAC